AGTTAAATAGCTACCTACAATACCGCCACCTGTCGTGCCGTTGAGAGTAATGATGTAGTTTGAACTTTGGTTGGGGAACCAATCAGAGCCTGTAGCTGCTGCCGTAATGGAAGTATGAAGCTGACCGTAAAACAAATTAGCCGCCGCGCCGGATTGTATAACCAAAGCCGAAGAAACAGTTTGTATGAAGAACGTGAAGATCGCGCCTTGATTGTTCAAAGTATTAGGATCAACGCCCGGACCCGCAGCATCAGATGAAGCCGTTGTAACGATGGTCGGCAATGTTAATGTAATGGCACCGCTATTTACGCGGATTAATTTACCCGCATGCGCTGCAACAGTCAGTGAAGTGGTAGCGGTTACGTTGACAACAACGTTTGGGCCAGCGGAAATAAAACCGGATAAGGACTTAACAGCCCCTTGGAAAGTACTCTGTGCCATGTGATAACTCCTTTATGCACAAGTTTGCCGTACCATCTGTGCATCGTCCCCTAGGCGGGTTGGTACGACTAAAAATCCTAGTCTTGCAGCATATATACTCGACTAAATTTATTGTGTCAATACAAAAAGAAAAGGGGGCCGAAGCCCCCTTTCCCAACTAAGCCGTAGCTTAATTTATCAGCTTGAACCTGATGAACCAAAGATCCCTAATGGGTCACTCCAGCCGAAGCTATAACGCTCGCGGCTCTTGTAACGCACGTTGCCGGTATCAAAGTCCCCGTCCATTGACTGAGCGATTGGCGAGCGCACAAAGTGCTTCAAGCCGTTCGGAACGTCGGTCATTAAGAACCAACCATTCGTGTCAGTTAGGAAGTGGTTAACTTTGTAACCTTCTGGTATTGAACCCATCGCCTTGATTGCGTTGATATCGTTATCAGAGGTGCCAACGCGTAGGTTGGTCTCTAACAAACGGGTCGCAACGAACATCAAGTTCGGAGGAACAATCAGCTTCTTTGGCTGAGCAGCAATCAACAAGCCTCGTTCATCAGACCAGCCTGCAATCTGAATAACCGCCGCTTCGAGCGAGGTTTCGTTCAGGTCAGCCTGAGTAGCGAACGTGTTGCTGTTTACACCGCCAGAGACAAGAGGATGTGAAGTGTTGCAAAGAGACACGCCATCGCCGCCGTTATAACCGGACGAAGCGAAAGCATTGTTCAGAACAGAGGCACCCTTAACTTGCTTCGTGTACGACATCGCACGAGCGAGAGCTTTTGTATAGCGCTTGCTGAGTGAGTCATACAGGTTGTCTTCAACCGCTTCTTCCGTAATGGAGAAGCCTAGAGCAATGGTCTCGTGGTTATAGCGAGCGGTGAAAGCTTCTTGCGCATTATCGTACGCAATTGCTTGACCTTCGTTTTTAACCGGAGCAGCTGAGAAGCCCGAAAGCTTCGTTTCTTCTTCAAAGGAACGCTCAGAAGTCTCTGTATCGTAGATTTCTTTATGTTCCTCACCGTACTGTGCGTACTCCAAGCCGAACAAAGCGTTCAGGCCCGGGAGCAGCTCTTTCAGTAATTGAGCGCGTGAAATAGCCATTTTTTATACTCCCTTATACGCCAGTAGCGTTGTTGTACTGGTGGAGCCCAAAATTCCACTTTACGATGACTTCGGTATAGCTGCCTGAAGAATTGGTGGTTTCAGGAACCACATCAATAACTCGGACAGGGAACGTAGCCGTCGTACCAGTGGTAACACCCAGTGCAACCTTTGAGTTGCCTGTGATAGTGGACCCAGCATTTTGAACCAGAATTGCGTTATTACCGACAGATGTACGTAATACTCCGCTTATCGTAGTAGTTGCCGAAACAACCGCTATTTTAAACAGAATATCCGGATCATCAGCCACATACGCCTGAATATCCGCAGAAACAGTGCTCGCAGGAAAATACTGTGAGTTAACTTTGTCTCCGGACGCATTGGTGTAAGTAACACCCAAGAAAACCCCAACGGGGGTGGCAGAGTCTGTACCGACATCCTTGTTCAACGTACCCGCACTTGAGAGCTTCACGACATCACCATAAAAAATGTTGGTGCCGTAACCTGTGTCAATTGGGATTAGTCGAGTGGAACCGGCAAAAACCTGCCCGCCGATCAGATTGATCGGTTGCAGACCGTAAGGGCCTGCTACAGTAGGATAAGCCATGTTATAAAACTCCTAAAAAGATAAATTATTTAGAACCGCGACCAAACGTCGTTGTAGAGCGTTTCTCGTTAAAGAGCGGCATCCGAACGTCGCTAGTCTTCATAAAGTTGTTATCTACGGCATCCATCTGAGAGTCTGAAGCTTTACGATAAAAATTATCGCGTTGGATCATTGTCTCTTCAGGGGCCTTACATAACAGTAACCCTCCCACCTCAATATTGTCTTTGAATCGACTATTGGGATCGGAGTACAGCATCATTTCGGGATAGTCTTCCGCTTTTACGGGGACCCAACCCTCTCTAAACTTTGCGGAGGTATTAGTAGGATCATTTTGTCCCATAATACTTGTCCGAATCCATCGAAACACCCAGCCCGGTTGTGCCTTTGGTGAAGGCAGTGTCTGAGGAGGTGTCCAAGCCTGTTTGCGCTGCGTTGATTCTCTGTTTTCCAGTTCACGAGCGAGACGATTCTCAACCATTATTATTCTCCAGTTTGATCATTTCTTTTGCGTACTGTTCATTGCTTAAACCCAGTCGTTTAGCCAACGATACAGCGGTCGGTGTCAGGCGAACCTGACGAGGCGCGGAAGACCGCGTTGCTGGAGCAACCACATTGGCTGCTTTGCTGCGAGGGGCAGATTTATTCTGTTCCTTCGTTTGAGTCGGTTCATCCTCGAAGTTCTCGGGGAATCGCTTTCTCATATTCGTATCTACTCGGCTGTAGTATTCCTCGCTAAGCGGGTCAACGCCAGACCGGACTAACTTCTCATGCAGACCAAGGGCAAGGGCAGTCATTTCCTCGTCTGTACCAAACCACGTGTTTTTCTGTTGCCAAGCCTGTGCTTTCGCATCGACTTGAGGAGCAGCAGTTTGGGCTGGTACCTGTGTCTGTTGTTCGGGTTGTACATCAGATTCTCTCTCTTGTAAAGAGGGTTTAAATCTTTCGTACTCTCTAAGTTTTATTTTAACTTCCGTTAGAGCTTCTTGTGAGTTAGCAATCTGCTCAGAATCGCCTGCTTCATAAGCTTGTTTTAGCTTTTCTTTGGCAGTAACTAGCTCATTATTGGCTGAACGGGTAATTTCATGTACGTAGGCTCGCTCTCCTACCCCCAACCGTTGTTTTAACTTACGGTTCTCTTCAAGTTGGGCTCTAGCAAAGCTGACCGCCTCGTCCTTTTCGCGAGAAAAAGTTTCTTTAGCACGACGCTCGTCATGCCAAACTTTCTTCATCTGTCCAAGGCGTTTCTTTACTTTGTCTGAATACTCTTCCAAATCATCTTTATCCAACTCGTCCACGAGATTCTGTGGGAGGGGTGTACGGCCTCGATCTTTAATCGGGGTGTCGTCAACAATTTCGATTTCGACATCAGAGATTTCACCCTGTTTGCCTTCTTCGGTGTCGTCGTTAAATTTAAATTCTTCTTGTTCATTCATGATCAACTCCTTTATGCGCGGCGGATGCCACGGGGGTCATCAACAACGGCCTCAACGGTATCGTCGTTAATAATGCGGAATTCCTTGCCGTGGATTACGACTCGGGTTCCAGAATAGGGACGGGTTAGGACGAAATCTCCTGCTTTACACCAAGGTCCGGTAGGAAACCGATCCTTATCAGAGTAAGCAAGATCGCCTAATTTAACTACGAAAAGGACGACCGTGGTCTGCTCCTCAACGCGTTTGGTATCATCAGACTTGATAATACCGCCTTCAAACTCGTCCTCCACGTTGGGCACAGCACATAGAATGTGAAAGCCTTTCGGTGTTGGGAGTAAGCTGGCTTTCTCAACCTGTGCTTTAGTTTCCTCAACATCAATATTACTCATCGTCTCTCTCCAAGCGTTTTGCAAGGTCTAAAATTACTTGCTTTGCGTGGTCAAGACCTTGAATAACCCCGCATAGTTTGTGGTACTCGGTGAAATCCCGAATACCGCCTTCAGCTATAAAAGCTGTCAGTTCTTTGCGCCGCTCGTCGAGCTTGGACTCAACATAAGCTAGCGTGTCAGTAGATGCCATAAATTAGACTTCTCCTTCTCCCGGTGGTACAGGGCGAGCTTTATTCATCGCAGCATTTTTCTCTGCTATATCCATTCCTAACCGCAGCCCTGTTGCTTCTTGCTCGGCCTGTTTAATATCACGACTATCTGAAACTTGAATCTTATGCTTCTGAATATCTATACCCAGACGAGCCCCTTCAAGCTCTTGTTTGCCTGAAATCTCGGCCTCACGGATACGTAACTCATCTGCTTTAGCTGCAGCATCAAGTACATCTTTCTGCTGTTTGCGCTGTTGTTCAGCTTGTTTAATCTGCATGTCCATCTGTATCTGCTGCTCTTTAAGCTGCAAGGCTTGCTGTTTAATTTGCAAGTCCATCTGCTGCATTTGGACAAGTGGGTCTTGGGCTTGTTGCTGAGCTTGTTGCGCTTGAGCCTCGGCCTGATCTTTCTGAAGAAGCTGTGCGGCGGCCTTGGCAGCAAGTTGAGAGAGCTCAACTTCGACCTGCGGCGACAACATCGTATCTTCTCTATCTGCATCGGGAACCGGCGGCAACGCTGCGCCCAATTGTTTCTCGATCTCGCGGCGATATTGAAACGCCACATGCTCCATCACGTGCGCGGAAGCTGATGCCATTAAGGCTTGAGCCTGCGGGTTTTGGCCCATTGAGGCCATGATCTTTGGGTCTTGCATCATGGAGGTGTGCACTTGTAAGTGTGCCTCGTGGTCTTGGTAAATAAACGCCTTCACCGGCTTACCATTCATGATGTTCATATTCTCAGAAACCGGATCTACCGGCTTCATATCTTCCTTGTCAGGGATAATCTTGCCTGCATTCTTCACACCTAAGTTCTCAATCATCTGACGATGTAAGAACGGCAAGTCATAAATCTGCGGAGCGGTCTGGGATAGTTGAAGCACAGCTTGGTACTGCACTACTCGCTGGGACATTGTTGACGCGTTGGGATCTGAAACCGGCAACACATCTACTTGATCGTAATCAGCTTTCTTTGCCTTTCTATTACCAATCTCTGGCTCGTAACTATATTCATCTGG